GGCCGATTTGGTCGATGCCCTTTTTACTGACCTCGTGGCCCCGGGAAACGGCGAACTCCATGATCGACAGGATTTCCCGGGAGTTGGCGAAATACTTGGCCGAGGCGAGCATGGCGTAGTTGACCAGGTCGCCGTATTTCGCCTTCATCCGCTCGTAATGTTTGCTTAACTCGGCGTCCGACACGCCCTGGTTTTTCAGGGCGAAGGCATCAGTGGAGGAGGCCGCCATGCGGATGATGGCCTTTTCATAGGTGTCGATGGCATCCATGCCCTTCTCAAATAGAGAAGCGCCGCCCCGCACCGCCATGTAGAGGCCCAGGAGCTTGGCCTGGGCCACCGCCACGGATGAGCCCAGCTTGTCGTAATTGATCGCGGCATTGGCCGCGGCTTCCCCGGCCTGGCGCTTGCTTTGGGCCGCCTGGTTCGCCGCCTGGCCGGCCCGGTCCATCCCGGCCGCGGCCTGGTTGGCGGCCCGGCCAGCCTGTTCCATGCCGGTTATGGCCTTTTGATTATTAATCAAAAAGCCTGCCATGCTGTTGTTGCTCCGGTTCATGGCCCCTTCCAGGGCCGAAATATCCCCGGTCACCTTTTGGATCACATAAGAGCCGTCTTCCCTGACCTTCAAGGTGATGCTAAGCTCATTGGCCATTATTGCCTCTAGGCTTGGCATTCCGCCGGGCGATCGCGTGGATCTGCGCCAGCTTTTGCAGGGTTTTGTAAGGTTGGCTCACACCGAAATCCGCCATTACTCGGAAGACATCCACCCCGCCGCAAAAGGGGTAGCACAGGGTATCGTAGATCTCCCAGACCGGCGCATTGGCCGGAGAGAGTTCAGGAAGTTCACAGGTTTCGCAGTCATAAGGGGCGCCGTACAGTTTCTCCTCTGCCTCGCATCGCTCGCAGCTTACGTGGTAGGGGTCGAAGAACCAGTCGGCGTAGGCGACAAATTTTGGTTCTCTTGTTCCTCCTGCTCCTCGTCTTGGCCTTCCCATTGCCGCAGATAATCGGATAACCATTTGGCAAACGGGCCGCTGTGGCGCAACAGAAAATCCAGGTTTTCCGGGCAGAAGGCCAGGGGCGCCTCCGGGTCACCGCCCTCGAGTTTTATGGTCAGACCGGGAAGCAGCAGCGCCAGGTCCTGGGCCCGGAAACCCCGCCAGTTCTCTACGGCATAGCGGCAGAGTTGGTCGTGGTAATCAAGCCAGTTTACCCGGAGCGCGGTCTGCCCCTTTTTCTGCGGCTTTTTCTTGGGCGCCGGTTCAGGGAGGGTGTCCACCACACTGCAGCGGCTGACCAGCCGGGTGACTGCCGGGATGTCCGGCAGGCGCAGCAGCAGCTCGAAGCCCGGCAGGCCGGGGTAGCCCACCCAGCGGGGCGCCCCTGGCTCGTTTACCAGGTCGGCAATTTTCAAGATTTTCTCAGTCATATGGCAAATTCTCCTGAATCCCCCTTTGGTAAAGGGGATTTAATTAGGTCAGCAGGATGCTCCAATCATCATCGCCACTGGACTCCCGCAGCATGGCGGTGATGGAGCGCGCCCGGATGCCTTTGCGGTCGGCGTCCTTATTGTCGGTAATCTGCGCCTTGGGGGCCGAGATGGTGATGATGTTGCCCGGAGTGCTGCCGATGGTGCAGTTCATCACCGCGCCGGCCGAACCCCGCCAGAGGCCGCAGAAGTTCTTGGTGGCCACGGTCACCTGCTCGGGATCGAAAGTCGCCTTGGGCTGCCGGGATTTGTCAGGGTTGAGCAATGGCGCCAGAAAACCACTGGCCGCATTGGCCGAGTCCCGCAGTTGCACGGAATTGCCAGCCGCCAGGGTCAATTTGCTGATGATGGCGGCATAGGAGTCGAAGCTGAATTGTGCCCCCAGAAAGGGCTGCGGCTTAATCATGGGATAGGAGACGCCGACGAGCAGACCGCCGTCCACTTCCTCCCAGTCGCACCCCGTAAAGACGAACTTAAGGAGGCCGCGTTTGCTTTTGTCCAGGGTGATATCGAAGTCCCCCCGGCAACCCCAGAGCCGCCGGATCAGTTCGGCGGTATATTGAGCCAGGGTCATGGAGGGATGATTGAGACTGGCCGGCTTATACTCCACGCTGGTATTTTCGATGATGGTTTCCGAGCAGCCGCAGGCCTTCAGGAATTTGCCCCAAAAGGGCGGCGTACCCGGCGTGCCGGAGCCCATCAGATCCACGGTGAAGGTCAACTTGGCGGACCGCTCGGCCGGCATGGACTCCAGCGAACCACTGGTCTCCTTGACCGGGTCCCGTTCGTCATGTTTCTGGTCGGGATCGAAGCTGACATCATAGACCAGGTCGGCGTCGCCGGCCGCCAGGGTCTCCTTGACCCCTTCCGCGGCCTCGATCTTGCCGGCCAGTTGGCCGCGCACTTTGGTGGTGGGCATAATCAGGACTCCTTCTCAGTGGCACAGGCCTCTGGCCTGTGGTCTTCCTGGGGGCCGTCAGGGGCTGTCTCAGGGGCAATTTTGGCCGGGGCCGGGGAATCGGTTAAACCTTCCCAGTGCGGCGGCCTTAGGGTCACGGTGCCAGCTTCCCGGGCCGCAAATGACTGGCCGGCGCCGGCGTCCCTGCCGGCGGACCTTGACCCCCGGCGCCGCGGCCCCTGGACCACCGTCCCGGCTTCCCGGGGTTGAAAAGACATGGTCTCCGGGCCGCGCCGCTCGACCTCAGGCTCCGGGACTACCCGGTCGTCCCGGAAGGTTTCGGCGGTATGCAAGGGGCTCACGCCGAGGTCCCCACGATCCAGACGAAACAATCGGCCGGATCGCCGGCATTATTGGCAATCTTCACCTTGTCGCCGGTATCCGGGGTCACGGCCCAGCCGGTGACTGGATTATCCAGAGCCAACTTGCCCTTGGGCGCCAGTACCGCAGTGTGCGCCGCCGCCCCCAGGAAGATCAGGGGATTGGCGTCGTTGCCGACGGTCAGGATCTTGGTGTCACTCAGGTTCTGGATGACGATGGCCCGCACCTTGGCGAAGACCAGCACATTACCGAGGTCGTCCACCAGGCCGCCGCCGGCCAAGTCCAGGCTTACCGAGGCCCCGCCCGCCAGGGTATGTTTGACCGGCCCGTAGACCAGGTCGGCCTGTTCACTGCCGGTGCCCGGGGCGAACTGCTGGCTCAGCGACTGGCTGACCTCTTCCTGCGGTATGCCGTAGTCCCGGGCGTTGGTGTTTTTATGCTGGACATTGAGGCCCAGGGTGGCGCTGTTCAGTCCCATTTCTCCTCCTCCAGTGGCGCAGGCGCCTACTGATACAATTCGGTGTCGGTGACGGTGATGGTCAGCTCGCAGTAATGGCAGAGCACCTCGCCGAACATCCGGGGCTCCACGGTCTTAACTTCCAGGGGCGAGGCCGTCAGGCAGGCGCCGCCGAAAGTGGGATCAGCCACCACCGCCCGGTTGACCTGGTCGACGATAGCCTCGATCAGATCCTGAAAAACCAATTCGCTGGCCGCGGCGTCATTCAGCGAATAGATGCCGGTGATCTGGATGGTGTGGCGGCGCTCCGCTTCGGGCATGGCCGTCCATTCCGACGGGCTGGCCTTGCGGCTGAGCGCCCAGCCGTTCAACCGGCCGTAACTCTCGTAATGTTTCAGCAGGTCGCTCCAGTTGGCCGACCAGCGCTCGTAGTCGTGTACCACCCCGATGCCGTCTACGGTGAGCAGCAGAGCTTTGAGAGTATTTCTGATAGTCTTCAGGCTCATGACAGGCGTTCCACGATTTTGCTCACCACCCGCTCCCAGAGGCGCTCCAGCGGCGAGCCGGCGTCGTTCAGGCGGTCCACGGTCTTCTGCACGAAATGCTTGCCCTTGGTCCCCGGATGATGCACCACCCGGCGGACCACCCGGTCACCGCTGCTGCTGGCCTCGGCCCAGGTATGCGTCCCCGCTGTCGCCCCGGGCAGGAAGGCCAGGGCCTTCTTGTTCCGGGGGGCGATGAGATGCGGCCGGCTGCCCTTCTCGACGATCTCGCCATAGGGCGTGGGGTTGCGGGTCAGGCTGAGAAACGGGATACCCATTTGCACCTGCTTGAACCAGGCCTTCCACAAGGTGGCGCTCTGGCCCACCGGGGTAGCGGCCACCACCGTAGTCAGCACGAGTTCCGTAGCCGACACCGCGCCCTTGACCATCTCCTGGCGGAAAACCTCGAGGGCGTGCGGATCGTTGAGCAGTGCGCCGCGCTTTTCGACTGCGGCCTTGACACTGATCATCTCAGTCTCCGGGGGTGCGTGATCCGGTCTGTGCCCCAACCGGCGTCGCTGTCCCAGTCGCCGGTGACCGAGGCGCCCTTGAGGCCGCCATCAGCCGCGGCCGGGGCGATGTGGGTTTTATAGAGGCCCTCCAGCTCCTTGCCCCGCTTGGCGTATTCGCCGGACTTGGAGCCGTAGTTCACCGCGTCGGCACTGATCGTGGGCTCGCTGCTCTGGGCGTATTTCCGGGCCAGGGCATAGCAGCACAGGGCCCCGGCCAGGTTGACCACCGCGTCCTGGTCGGAGGCCGGGAGGCTGGTGTCGTCGTGGCGCACCGTGTAGCTGAAAAGAATCGTCTCGCCGGCGCCCGGCGAGCAGCTCAGAAACCGCAGTTTTTTGCCGTCCGCCGACTGGTAAAGCCGCCAGTCGTTGTCCTCCAGGATGCTGGGCACATGCTGGCCGGCCGGGTATTCCACCTGCCGGGCGCTGGAGAAGCCCTCCTCCCAGTCCTCCGGCAGCTCGTAGTCATAGCCGCCGTCGCCGGCGATCTCGGCCGCCAGTTCCTGCGGCCGGTCCTGGGAATAGCGGCTGATCGCCTGCAAGAGGAAGGCCTGGCGGTCGGCCGGGGTCAACATAGCCGCCTTGTCCTGGAGGACGATGACCAGCTTGGCGTCGAGGTTGATTAGGTTGCTCATCAGTCTTGCGTTTCCTCGATGTCCACGGACATAACCGTGTCCTCATCTTGCGCTGCGGCGATGGCCGCCTTGGCCTGGTAATATCTGGCCATCAAGCCGGATAGTTTCTGAGCGTTGACTTCCAGCATTTCCACGACAAACTCGGCGCCGCCGTAAAACTCTAGTTGGGCGGCCACCACTGCCTTGAAACGGTTGATAATATTCGCGTCGGTCACGACCTGTTGCTGGATAGCGCAGCCCAGGATTACCCCTTTAGTGAGGTCGGTGAGTGTATCCAGGACGTCGCCAAACGGCAGCTGATCCAGGAGCCGGCGCAGTTTGGTTTTTAAATACTGGGCGCGAGCCAGCCTGGCACAATCCAGGGCGCTTTCGGCGCCGGTCAGCGGCGTGCCGTAAATTAGGAGCTGCTCGTCGATGTTCATGCTATTTATTCCCATGAGTAACAGGCGCAGCGCCACCCCGTGTTGTGGCCCGAG